GTATATGGTGATGATAATGCTATGGGAGTCGATTTACGCATTCCCAAGTTTAATCATACAAGTATTCAAGCTGTTTTTGCAAGCTGGGGTATTAAATATACCATGGCCGATAAAGGAGCTGATTCAGTTCCTTATCAAACAATTGATGAAGTTTCCTTTCTTAAAAGGAGCTTTCATTATCATCCTCAATTGGACTCAATAGTGGCTCCAATTGAAAAGGAATCTTTATGTAAAAAGATGTATTGGTGGACAAAGTCCAAAAATACACCACTTACTTTTCCTGAGCAATTTCAAGCAAATTTTGAATCTCAATCTCGGGAGTCATATTTGCATGGAGAAGAATATTATGAAGAATTCGTTAAGAAATGTGAGAGGATCCGTGCTGCCAGTGAGCTCGGAGATGAAAGGTTTATATTACCTTGGAATACTATTCAACCTTTATCTAAAGAAGATATGCACACCAAATTATATGGAGCATATCATCCTGAGGATTAAGATTTTTAGTAAAATTTTGATCGATATTTCTTAGACGTTTAATCGATAATAAACTATATCTAAAACAAATACTGATTACGGATATTATTCTTTAGTTTTTGAATTGCTAATGTAATATACGCTTATTTGTGGATTTGATGCCATATTGGCATACTCTATTTAGAGTGAGGTGCTCATTCACCTATAAAATAACACTGGCTGCACACGAGTTGATCACTTAGTGCAGTGTAAAAATAAATATGATTACTAATTTATATAAAATTTTTCCACCTTTAGCTAGGTATATAGCTATTTTGAGACGTAATCAGCACGTCATTAAAACTGTTGGTAGCGCCATTTCTTTTGTTTGGTTGGCAAGGAAGCGTTTATTTTTGATATCCGGAGAGATAGAAACCGATCTTTCTCGGATTACCACAGCCAAGATTGGTTCACTTAACGAACCGTATTATAGTGTACCAACATTATTAAATAGATTGAAGAAATATAAATCTTCAATTTCTTATAATGTATTATCAGTTCGTGATTCTAATTTAGCCGCTAGGTTAAATATTGCGATTGATAATTTAGAGACAGATGTCTCTGATGGTGCTTTACGTAAGCAACCTTTTTGTATTATGTTATATGGTTTTCCTGGAACTGGTAAATCATCATTTGCAATTCAGATTGCGAAAGCGCTTATGACTGATCTTTATGGTGAATTTAATACGACCGATATGGTTACATTGAATGAAACTGATGAATATCAATCTGAATTTCGTACATCTCATAAGGTTGTCTTATTTGATGATATAGGAGCGTGTAAACATGGTTTGAGTGACACTAAAAATCCATGGCGTAAAGTTATCGATTTTGTAAATAATGTTAAGAAAACTGCACTTAATCCTAATGTAGAAATGAAAGGTAAGGTTTATATACAACCTGATCTTATTATTTTAACATCAAATTTAGATTTTGGATCTGGCTCTGGTCAGATTATGTCATATATTCCTGCTTCTGAGGCTATTCTTAGACGTTTCTCTAAAATCGTTAGGGTACATAGCCATACGGCTGTAAGACCTTTAGATTTTATAGGAACAGATGATCCTGTTATAGGTTCACCATATATGACGCGTACGCGTCGTTATCAATATAGAGGAGGTTACAATCCTATTGATGTACCACGTGAAGCTTATATAGAAGAGCTACGTCTAGCTTTTCAAGAGCATAATGTAGATCAAGAAAATTTTATTAAACGATTTAATAATTGTTTTGATGATATACCTGACGATTTTTCGGAATCTGTTCAGGTATTACCATCTCAATCGGGATTGATAGAACGATATAATAATAATTATTTTGCCGCCGATCAACGTTATATAGATTACTATATTAAGAAAGTTGATTGGGAGAGATTCTTTATAGAATGGTATGAATTACCACCTGGTCAATGGTTTCTTACCGTAGAAGGTATTGTTGATTCCTCTAGGAAACAAAGAACCGATTTAGAGATATGTATTGAATTATTTAATAAGGCATATGAAATTGTTAGAAATTCACCATTTCCACAATTGGAACTTACTGCTGAATCCAAACAAATTATTAATGAACCTGTTGATGATACATTTTATTGTCACCAGATATTTTCATCAAAGCGACTCAAATTGCTTTGTAAAGATATGGATGATAAATTTAGTAATTCTTCTAAACTTAGAGTAGATCAGATTGTACCTTTTCCTTTTTATAATTTATTTAAAATGACAAAGGGTGATTCTAGACCTAAGCAACAATCATATTATTTAGTGTATGCTGTGTATATATGTGTTACTTTAGATCTTAATTCTTTTCAATTATTTGATTTACCGGTATTTACACAATCTATTCCTTTAAAATATGTTGCGAAACGTAATACATTTGAGGGCAAGATTGATGGAATGATCCAACAATTAAAAGTATCATTTCCTAATTTATTTATTAATGCAAATATTGAGGAATTATCGGAGTCTGAATCCACTTTAGCTTATACTCCTGACATCACAGAATTTGATCAAGAAGATCAATTTTCTAAGTCATGTACCACGCTTTGGTCGGATGAAGAAGATCAAATTAAGTATTTAACAAGCATTATTAAACCTGCTCAGCCTTGTCCAGTTTTACATAATGCGCAGTTGAGCAATTTCGGTGAGATTGATCTCATATTTGTTGGACCCAGATCTATACTTTTATTTGAGTGTAAAATTGGATATTCATCATTTAATAAAGCAAAGCAGCAAGCTTTGCGTTATTCGCGTGTTATGCTTGCTTTATATCCTCATAAGAGAATTATAGGCATGACACACACACCTATTGGTTTTAATGTAGTGTGTGATTTTAATGCATCTGTTAATACAGAATTTAACGGCTTTCTTAAAATGATTGGATATTTAGATCCAAAAACTATAGTAGAGCTTTAGTAACCCTTTAAATATTAGGGTATTTAAATATATAATATTAGATAATATCGCCTTTAAGGTTAATTTACTTTAAAGAATTTATGTGTACCGCGCCCCACATAATAGAATTATCGCAGCATCCGCTTGTATAGCAGGAGAATCGACAGACGTCAGTAGTTTGTAAGTTCAAGACTTAATTGTCATCCGCTATGCGGATGCTTTAAATCTTGAGCTGAAATTTTTAGCTGAACGATAGTCGCCTGTTTTTACAAGTGGATACTGTATAAGTTGGAGTATTAAGACTCCCGCTTAAGCAGCGCTTTTCCAAA